GCCTTCTGGAGCATCGAGACCTCCGCCGCCACCGGCCTCACCGAGCTGTGGCCCCTGCGCCCCGACAAGATGACCGTACTGCCCGGCAAGGGCCGAGGCCAGCCCTACATCCGCGGCTACCTCTACACCGGCGACACCGGCGAGACTGTCGCCTACCTCCCGGAAGAGATCGAGTATTTCAGCTACTTCAACCCCCTGGAACCCAGGTCCGGACTCTCTCCCATGGCCCCCATGCGCCTCAGCGCGGACATGGCCCTGGACGCCCTCCGCTACAACCGGAACACTTTCCGCAACGGCGCGATCCCCGACTACATCCTGCTGGCCGAAGACGGCCTCACCGAAGAGCAAATCGCCCTCTTCTACCAGCGATGGGAGAACCGCTTCAACGGCCCCGACAAGGCCCACCGACCCGCCATAGCCTCAGGCATCAAGACCATCACCAACCTGGCCTTCTCCAACCGCGACCTGGAGTACCTGGCCTCCCTGAAATGGACCCTGGCCGACGCCAGCCGCGCCTACGGCGTCCCCCTCACCATGATGGCCGAGCTGGGCGACGCCACCCTGGCCAACATGGGCTGGCTCGAAAGCCAGTTCTGGCGCGACACCGTCAAGCCCGAGGCGACCCTGCTCCAAGACCAGATCAACACGTCGCTCCTGCCCAAGCTGGGTTTCCCCAATGTGGAACTGACCTTCGACTTTTCCGGCGTGGAGGCCCTGGCTGAGGCCGAGGACCTGCGCATCAAGCGGGAGACCGACTTCCTGGACCGGGGCGTGCTCACCATCAACGAGGTCCGCCGCACACGTGGCCTGGGCGACGTCACGTGGGGCAACGAGCCACGCTTCCGCGACAACCCACCGCCAGCAGCAGAAAGCCCGCGCCTGACGCCAGGACGCACGCCCAAGGGCCAGAACGGGCACGCCAGCGTAGAGCATGCCCTGTAACCAAACATCCCCCACCACACACCGAGGCGCAGGGCCTGCGGTCCGACGGCGCCGACGGGCGCCGACCCGCACGCCCCCACCCTTAAACCCCGGCGCTCCCGCCCCCCTTGGGTTCCCCCCTCCCTCGCTTGGGGTTTCGGGGCGGGTGCTGCGGCTGGCACCTTAGATGCCCACCCGTGCCACCCGCAACAAGCAAGAGTGCTTCCTGGAGGCCATCCGCCGCGGCGCCACCGTCGCCGCCGCAGCCGAGCACGCCCACGTGGACCGCACCCTACCCTACGCCTGGGAAACCAACAACCCAGCCTTCGCCCAGGCCTGGACCACCGCCCGGGAGACCCGCCTGGCCCAGCTCAAGGACACCGCCTTCGACCTGGCCCTGGACGGCTCCGAAAGCATGATCCGCTACCTACTGAACCGCTACGAGCACGTGGAGGACAAGACCGAAAAGGTCAGTCACATCGAAATCATCATACCGGGAGACGACGCCGATGCCGCCCACGACTTCATCACGCTCACATAAGCTCACCCTCCGGCCCCACGCCGGCCAGCTCTCCATCCTGCAGGCGCGTCAGCCCTTCGTCGGCGCCATCGCCGGCACCGGCGGCGGCAAGACCGTGGGCGGCATGGCCTGGCTGGCAATGAACATGGCCCGACGCCCCGGCGAGCTGTGGCTGGCCGTGGAACCCACCCTCGACATGATCAACCGCATCCTGCTACGCCCGGCCAAGGGCCGCTGGTCCCTCCTGCAGCTCCTCAAAGCCTTCGACCCCCACGCCTTCCTGGTCAAGTCGGAAAACGCCATCTACTCCACCCTGGGCACCATCTTTCTGGCCTCCGCCACCAACCCGGAGGGCATGGAAGGCGCCCACGTCGCCGGCGTCTGGCTCGACGAAGCCGGCCAGATGAGCAAGCTGGCCTACGAGACCGCCGTCCGCCGCGTCAGCTTCAAGAACGGCCAGGTGCTGCTCACCACCACGCCCTACAACCGAGGCTGGCTCTTCCAGGACTTCTTCAAGCGCTGGGCCGCCGGCGACCAGGACTACCACGTCGCCCGCTTCTCCAGCCTGGCCAACCCCCAGTACCCCAAGGAAGCCTACGAGCGCAACAAGCGCAGCATGTCCCCGGAACGCTTCCGCATGTTCCACGAGGGAAGCTTTGAGCGCCCCGAAGGGATGATCCTCACCAATTGGGAGGACCGCCACCTGGTGGACCCCTTCCCCATCCCAGAACAGTGGTGGAAGGGCGCCGCCATAGACTTCGGCTGGAATCACCCCTTCGCCGGCGTCTGGGCCGCCCGCAACCCCGACGGCGTGTACTACCTCTACCAGGAGTACCGCAAGTCCCAGCGCCAGATCGCCGACCACCACCGCGAACTGCTCCGCCTCTCCGCCGGCGCCGGCAAACCCCAAATCTGGTACGCCGACCCCGCCGGCAAGGAGGAGCGCCTGGAGCTCGCCCGCCTGGGCCTGGCCACCACCATGGCCGACAACGACGTGCTCACCGGCCTCGACACCCTCCAGACGCTCCTTGCCACGGACCGACTCAAGGTGTTCAAGACCTGCGCCCTCTGGCAGGAAGAGGTAGAGGGCTACCAATGGGACACCAGCGCCGGCATCTTCATCGACAAGCCCAAGAAGATCGATGACGACCTGATGGACGCCACCCGCTACCTACTCCAGACCGCCGAGAAGCGGGCCGGCCTAAAACTACATACCTGACCGTGTCGAATCTGTCGAATCCCAGCTACGCAGTCCGCCAGCCCTATGCCCCACCAGCGCAGGAAAAGCGCTCACCACACCCACAGGCTGGCAGCCCGCTCCCAAGCGAAGCAACACCGCCCCAGCTCACCCGCTGCGGCGGGTCAGCTCCCCACCCCCCCACCACCCCTCCCAGGGTGAACGCCTGCGGGCGTAGACACAGGGGTGCAACCCCTGGTACCCGCCTGGGTTGAACGGGCTGAGGCCCGTAGGGCACGACCCCACACCCGGGGTGAGCGCCCTCGGGCGCGGGATCGCGCCATGCGCTCCGCCAAGGTACTTTGAAGCCACCCAAGGGGTGGCACCCCCACACCCACCCACCCCCGGCGGGCGCGGGGCATCGTAGCGGGCTACGGGGCCTTGTGCAACCCCCACGAAGCGTGGGGGTGCTCCGCTGCGCTGCGCCCCTACGGGTGCAAAAGGCCCCTCCGCCCGCTGCGCTGCGGGGTGCGCCCGCCGGGGGTGGTGCTCAGGCACCCCCTGGCCGGCAGCTTCTCATCGGGGGTGTCTCCCATGTCCATTCCAGCATCGTGCAACTGCCTCACGCCATCCTGCCGGTGGTGCCGCCCAGTCCTAGCCCGCCTAGCGTTCCAGGCCGCCACCCGGCTGGGCAGGCCGGCCACCACCATGTCCACGGCCAGGCCAGCCCCACGGCCCCCTGTGGCAATCCAGTTAGGCCTGGGGGCCTAGGCCACACCGCCCGCAGGCGCAATAAGGCGCCGGGGCACAGGAGTCCACCATGCAAGAGCGCTTCATCAAGTCCCACCCCTGGGTTCACGCCCTGGATGCCCAGTCCACCGCCGGCCTCTACCGCCGCATGACCGCCGCCCAGGAGCTGGCCCCCAGCGCCGTCTGTTACCCGGCCTGGTCACCAGAGGCAGGCTTCCAGGTGGGCCACTTCCAGGTGGTCAGCTGTAGCCAGCCAGGGGTCTTCTACGCAGTCCACCTGGAGCACGGCTGCACCTGCACGGACGCCAGCACCCGCGCCCCCTTCGGCTGGTGCAAGCACCGCCTGGCCGTCTGGCTCTACATACAAAACATGGCGGAGTTCGGGGTCAACCTACCCCAAAAAGAGAGCGCCCAAGCCACCAGCAAGGCAGCCTGAGCGCCCTCACCCCAAGAGGAAGAACCCGGGGAGGTTGGTCACCGCCACCCTCCCCACAGCCCCAAGAATACCACAACGCAGGAGGGAGGTTAACCATGAACGTCACCACCGTCTCCGCATCGGTTAAACTGTCAAAACAGCTCCCCGGCCAGGAGTGCTGGAAGACCATGGAACTGGGGGCCGTGGCCGGCCTGGACGCCGGCCAGGACTGGAAGGTGGCCCAGAGCCAGCTCTACATCCACCTAACCCAGCAGCTCAGGACGCTGTGGGGCGAGGCCAAGGTGGCTGGAATGCCACCAACCCAAGGCGCCGCGCCGCCGGCCGCAGCTGCGCCGGCACCGGAACAGCGCCAGGACCAGGCCCCCGCGGGAGAAGAGAGCGGCCCAACCTGCCCGGTCCATGACCAGGCCCGGCCGTCCCGGCACGGCGGCCTCTACTGCCCAGGCACCACCGACGAAGGCGTCTACTGCAAGTGGACATGGCGGCCCGAGAAGGCCAAGACCACCGGGAGGAAGTAGCCATGGTGTACCTCTGGAAAGTCACCATCAAGGTCACCCACGGTAAAAACCCAGTGCGGGTCCGGGTCCACGGTGAACAGCCCTTCACCGCAGCCTACCGCGCGTTGACCTCACACGGCCCCATGATGAAGAGCCTGAACAACAACCCACCCGGCACCATCATCACAGTCGAGCTGGAGCGCGAAGGCCCAGCCCCCAAGGGCTGGCGCAGGGCCGAATTGCTCACCTAATTCACAGGTCCCCCAGGTCACCCCAGGCCCCAGGAAAGGCTGTACGGCCATCCTGGGGCCTCGTTTTTCGCCCACCAGTAACAATTCGTATCTGGCCCCAGCTTGACCACCACCAGGTCGCCGGCGTAGACTCTCCCCGCCGGTCAACCGTTGCTTCCCAAGCAAGAAGTCGAGGGTTCGAATCCCTTCGCCCGCTCCAGCCTGGGGGTCCAACCCCAGCTATGGCGTAGGTACGCCAGGGCTGGTATAATGCGGGCGAGGCCCGGCGGTCACGCCGTCGGCTCCTGCGGGTCTCAGCAACTCATGGTGCTGCAGCTCCGCCGGGCCAGCCCACCAAAGGTTCACCCACATGGCTGACCTGCTACTGCGCATCATGTTCTTCGGCGGCCTCCCGGTGGTGGCGGTCCTGTGGGCCTGGTTCCTCACCTTGGAACGGCAACGACGCCGCCAGCTTCACCGCCGCCACCACGCCGACCGCCGGTGCTGAGCGCCTGGTGGACCACCCCGATTCCGCTATCTGAGACTCCCTGAACAACTTTTAATCCCTAATTAAACATTGTTCAGAAAATCGCTCAAAATTCGCCCAACACACGCCGTTGACAGCCCCCTCTAGTCGGTGTTAAGCTCCCCCCGCTGAGACTTGGCCAGGAGATCCACCGATGCGCGGGCAAAACCCAAAAAGCCCCCGCCGCAGTCGAGCTTTGCCTGCGGCAGACCGTTTACGCTCATCCCGCTTAACAACCCCCGGGGTCCCTGATGGGGACCTTGATGATGTTGATGATTATAACCCAGTGGGCCAGCTATCATCATCAAGCACAACGTCCTCAAGGGCCTCAAGGTCCCCACGTCCCCCAAGGTCCCCAACGCCCTCAACCGACGTCTGCGCCGGCCTCACCGGCGGCGAGCAGGTCACCCACCAGCACCGCACCTTCGACGCCGTCGCGGTCCACCTGGAAATCTTCCTGGCCCACGTGGACGCCCGCCGCCTGGTCGCCGCCGTCGGCATCACGGCCATCAACCAGGCCCTCCAGGAGCTGCCGCAACAGGGCGAGCTGCGCAACCGCGCTGGCTGGGTCACCTGGCGGGCCAAGACCCTGGCCGCCGGCGCAGCTCCCCTTCCCAAGCCAATGACCAGACACCAGATCGAGCAGGCCAAGCACCTGGCCGACTACCGACGCCGCTGGGGGAAGCCATGAGCCACCTCACCAGCTCCCGCGACCACCGCTGCCCGCTCTGCGGGCGCAGCTACCCCGCCGAGCAGATGGTCCACCACCTGGCCCTCCACCACATGCTCCACCTGGACCGCGACGCGCCCACCAGCCGGAAGTCCCAGCAGCAGCTCCTCCACTGGCCACACTACAACCCCCACTACCGCAAACGTGAGCCAGATGAGAGCTAAGGCCCCCGCCCGCGAGAGGTTACTGTGCCGTTCGCCTGCTACCGTGGGCGCCACGAGAACACGCTGGCGCTCCAAAACCCTGGACACCCAGGTGGCCGTGGCCGAGTTCCTGGCCGACTGCCGCTACCGGGATTTGGCCCCCGCCACCCTACGCGCCTACCGCTGGGGCCTGGCCCGCCTGGCCAGAGAAACCCCGCGCCTGCCCGCCGACCCAAAGCAGGTGCGCAGCGTCCTCTCCGACCAGGCCCTGGCCCTGGAGAGCCGCCACGACCTCCGCCGCATCCTCCAGCGCTTCTTCAACTGGGCCGGCAAGACCTACGGCCATCCCAACCCGCTGAAAGACCTGGAACCCCTGCGCCGGCGCCGCAACCTGCCCCGCGTCCTCACCCCCGACGAGCTGCAACGCCTCTGGAACAGCACCGCCCTGGGCCGCGACCAAACCCTGGTGGCCATCGCCCTGGACGGAGGCCTCCGCGTCGGGGAGATCGCCAGCCTCCGCAGATACAACCTGGGCCAGTCCTCGGCCCAGGTGGACGGCAAGACCGGCCCCCGCGTCGTCCCCCTCAGCCCCCTGGTCCTGGAGCTGCTCGCGCACGTGGGCGACGGCGACCACCTCTGGCTGGGGCGCCGCGGCCCCCTCACCCTGGAAGGCGTCAAGCAGGCCTACCGGCGAATGTTCGCCGACGCCGGCATCACCGGGCGTAAGACCGGGCCCCACACCCTGCGCCACACCTTCGGCACCATGTACGTCCGCTCCGGCGGCAACCTCCGGGTCCTCCAGGAAATCATGGGCCACAAAGACCTGGAGACCACCATGCTCTACGTCCACCTGGCCGGCCGCGACGTCGCCGCCGACCACGCCCGCCACTCCCCAGTCCACCAACTGTTGCAGGAGGTAACCGCATGACCTTCCCCGAAATCCCGCCCGAGTACCTGGATCAAAGAACGATGCAGAGGGACGTGGAATTGCATATGAGCGTCCTTAAGCTGCTAGCCCTCCACGGCGCTGCCGTACTGGCGTTGAAGCACCCCGAGATGCCGGCCGACGCGGCCAAATTACTCAACGAGCTAGCCACCAAGATGGAGTACATCCTTGAGGAAATAGGCCTACCAGAGCCAGCATCGAGCTGGAGAGGAGAGTAACCCCATGATCCCTCACCCACCAACCCCCACGGTCCGCAGCCCCGGCGCCATCATCAAGCGAGTCCGCCAGCACCACCACTACATCTCCGCCGGCCTGGATGAGGTCATCACCTCGGTGGAGGTCACCCTGGAGCTGGAGAACGTCTCCCTCCACGATTTCCTGCGAATCGCCCGGGCCTGGCTCTACGAGCACCGCGTGGAGGCCACCCTGCTCTTCCCCCAGGCGGAGCTGCCCCTGGAGACCGTACTGACCTTCACAAAGTCATCCGCAGGAGGCCAAGAGCCATGAACGTCCGCACCTGCCAACGCTGCGGCTGCACCGACACCCTAGCCTGCTTCGACCCTATACTTGGTATACCATGCCACTGGGTCGGCCCGGCCCACTGCAGCGTCTGCTTCGACGAGCGTGGCCAGAACCGTCTCTGCACGGAACATATGCCCACCCACCCAGCGGTCGCAGTTCAATTCACGGAGACAACCCCAGAACACTGTTACATCTGCCAGCTCATCAGAGGCACCCCATGACCAGACACCAACAGTTCTACCTAGCCACCCTCATCTGCCTCCCTTGCACAGACGACGACCACACCAATTGCAGAGACCAGTGGCGCTACAACATCCACCCCAGCAAAAACCGCCGAGACCCCGTGAACGCCACCACCTACAAGTGTATCTGCTCCTGCCGAAAGCAGGAGCACTAAATACTACCCCTACCCCCCCCCCGCCAGGCCTGGCAGCTACCACGGGTAGTATCCCCCTGGTGAAACCCGCCAGGCCCTCTATACTGGCTTCATGCCCGACCGCACCTTCCGCTTCGTCGCCCGCACCGGCGCCAAAGACGCCAACGGCCAGATCACCGACATGGATGGCTGGGACCTGAGCCGCTTCCACAAAAACCCCGTCGTCTTCCTGAACCACCGCACCAACGACCCACCCGTGGGCCAGGCCACCGACCTCACCATCGCCGGCGACCGCATGATCGCCACCATCCAGTTCGCCCCCACAGAGATGGGCCAGCAGCTGGAGCTGCTCACCGACCGGGGCTTCCTCCGCGGCGCCAGCGTCCAATTCCACCCAACCAGCTTCGACCTGGTCCCCGACAAGGGACGCCTCTTCCCCACCATCCACAGCCACCAGCAGGAGCTGATTGAAATCTCCGTGGTGGGCGTGCCCGCCGACCCCAACACCCTCAAGGCCATGCTGGGCCTGCCACTCAACGCCAGCCTCAGCCTGGCCGCCGGCCCAATGGTCCTGGAAGGGGCGCCCGCCTACCCAGACACCCAGACTAATTTCCTCACCCGCCTTCACGAAGCCCTGAAATCCACCCGGAGGTAACCATTCGCCATGACCATGCAGCTCACCCAGGAAGCCCAGGCCCAGGTCGCCCAGGTCGTCACCGACCTGGAGGCCAAGATCGCCGCCGGCATCGCCCCCCTGCAGGAAGAGGTGGCCCGCATGGCCACCCAGCTCAAGCAAGGTCTGTCCACCCAGCGCGAGGCCCGCCGCCTGGCCCTGCTCAGCTCCAACGACCGCCCCCGCGTCCCCGCCGGCAAGTACCAGGGCCTGGACCAACTGGACCTGGCCACCGCCCACAGCCTACTCAAGGCTCAGCTTGCCCACCCCCAGGGTTACAACGGCGCCGGCCTCACCGAGTGGGACCGAAACCTCAAGGCCGCCCTGGACAGCACCACCGTCGGCGCCGGCGACGAGCTGGTGCCCACCCAGGAAGCCCGCCAGCTCTGGATGGACGTGAACCTCCAGACCGCCGTGGCCAGCCTCTTCACCCGCATCGAAATGCCCTCCAACCCCTTCGAGATCCCCCTGCAGCTCGGCGACGTGAACTGGTACCCCGGCACCGAGAACGCCGCCAGCAAGTCCACCAGCCCCAGCACCAAGAAGCAGACCCTCACCGCCTACGAGCTGGTGGCCGAGATCCCCTGGTCCCTCACCCTTGACGAGGACGCGGTAATCGCCATGATGCCCGAGCTGCGGGCCGGCCTGGTCCGCAACGGCCGGGAGATCATCGACGACCTGGTGCTCAACGCCGACACCACTGTTACCAACGGCATTAACTCCGACGGCGCCACCATCGCCGCCACCGACGCCGGCAAGGGCCACTGGCTCATCGGATTCGACGGCCTCATCCACCTGCCCATCGTGGACAACACTGCCCAGGCCACCGACCACAACGCCGCGGTCAACGACGATATGTTCAACCAGCTCCGCCTCAAGCTGGCCAAGTACGCCGTCCGCCCCCAGGACTGCGCCTTCATCACCGACATCAACACCTTCATCCGCTCCATGAGCGTGGCCAACCTGCGCACCCTGGACAAGTACGGCCCCCAAGCCACCATCCTCACCGGCGAGCTGGCCAAGGTGGAGGGCGTCCCCCTCATCGTGTCGGAGCAGATGCTCCTGGCCGCCGCCGACGGCAAGGTTACCGACGGTACGGCCGGCACCGTGGGCCGGCTGCTCCTGGTCAACCGCTCCCAGTGGCGCACCGCCTTCCGCCGGGACATGATGATCGAGACCGAGCGAGACATCCAGAAGCGCCAGAACCTCATGGTGGTCAGCTTCCGCATGGCCTTCGCCGAGCGCACCGGCACCCGCTCCACCGCCACCCACACCGCCATCCGGTACAACATCACCGGCGTCACCTAACAAATCCCCCCCTGGCCCCCCTTTGCAAAGGGGGGTTGGGGGGATTTCGGAGGCCCCCATGACCCTCAAGAACCCCATCCCCGAGTACCTGGAGTACTCCGGCAAGCACGTCGTCATCTGCGCCGGCACCCACCTGCTGGCCAGCGCCCTGGTGGTGAAGGTCAACATCCCCTTCCGCCACCGGGTCATCAAGCTGCGCTCCCACCTGAACGTCGTGACGTCCGTTGGAGACAGCGTAGTCACCCTGAAGAACACGGCGGGCGTCGCCTGGACCGGCGGCGTCCTAACCATCACCAACGCCGGCGCTGCCGTGGCCGACCGCGACACCTCCACCGCCATCACCGCCGGCGAACAGGTCCAGGCCAAGGACACCGACGTCCAGATCTCCATCGACGGAGGCTCCGACGCTGGCGAGGCCACCTTCTGGCTCGAAGTCGAGCACTCCGACCCATAGCCCAACTCTCCTCTCCCCTTGCGGGAGAGGATTAAGGTGAGGGGTATAACCCCATGGCCGCATCCCACACCCCCTGGACCGTCTCCGGCGAAAAGACCGTCGCCGCCGCCGGCACCCGCGAACGCCTGGTCGCCGCCAGCCTCAAGGTTAAGTCGGTGACCATCGTGGCCCGGTCCACCAACACCGGCCAAATCTACGTTGGCGGCGTGGACGTGGCCAGCACCACCAACTTCGGCCTGGACGCCAGCGAGAGCGTCACCTTCACCACGCCCGAGAAACACTACATTGACCTGTTTGAAATCTACCTCGACGCCTCGGTCAACGGCGACGACGTGGACTTCTACGCCGTGAAGCCGTAATGTACGCCCAGTGCCCGGCCTGCCTCACCCAGTACCACCACAGCCGGCTCATCCCCAGCAACGAGATGACACCCCAGCTCGGCAGGGAGTACACCATCCTGTGCTCCGTCTGCCCCACCACCTTCCACGTGGAGTTCGTTCCCCAGCCCAGGCGCTTCTTCGGCCTACTTAAAGGCGGCATCCACGTAGTCACCAGGGACTAAACCGTGTCCACCAACTGGGAAAGCGGTGGAGGCGGCCACACCCCGCCTAAAGACGACCACATCTTCGTCCAGGCCACCATCCCCGGTGCCGGCGACAGCGTGGCCGTGGGCGACCTGTGGAGCGACACCACCGCCGCCGCCCTCAAACGCTGCACGTCCACCTCCCCAATAACCTTCGTCTCAGTCGAAGGCGGCAGCGCCGCCCACGCCCTCTTCAGCGCCACCCACGCCGCCGACCTGGACAACGCCGACGTGCCCACCGACAACCAGGTCCTCACCTACGACTCGGTAGCCGCCAAGTGGAGCGCCGAACCCGCCTCTGGCCACGGCGACCACGTTACCTTCGGCGGAGCCGGCTACCCCCTGGACGTGGAGCCCACCGAAGCCGACGGCACCGCCACCACCCTGCCCCGCAGCGACCACCAGCACAAGCTGGGCATCATGACCACCCGGGGCGACCTCATCCGCCGCAGCGCCACCGCCGCCGAGCGCCTCGCCCTGGGCGCCAACGGCCAACACCTCGCCTCGGACGGCACCGACGCAGTCTGGGAAGACGACGAGGTGGTGATCAACTTCATCATCGACGGCGGCGGCAGCGCCATCACCACCGGCCAGAAGGGGCACCTGGAGATCCCCTTCGCCATTACAATAACGGGCTGGACCATCCTGGCCGACGTCAGCGGGTCCATCGTGGTGGACGTCTGGAAAGACACCTACGCCCTCTTCCCACCCACCGTGGCCGACACCATCGCCGGCACCGAGAAGCCCACCCTCGCGTCAGTCCAGAAGAACCAGGACCTGGCCCTGGGCACCTGGACCACCGCCGTGGCCGCCGGCGACATCCTGGCCTTTAACGTGGACTCCGCCACCACCGTCACCCGCGTAGTGGTCGCCCTCCGCGGAAAGAAGGCCTAACCATGTCCACCATCAGGGAACGCCTCTTCCACTGGCGCCACCAGGGACAAGAGGTGGCCATCACCGCCGTCCTGGACGACGCCGACTTCGACCTGGTGAACGGCCAAACCTACCGCCGCGTTGTCAACTTCCAGATTGACGGCAACCTCATGCGCGGCGGCGCCTTCCGCGCCACGTGGCCCGGCCGGCCGGCGGTGGCGGCGGAGATCCCAGACACGCTCCTGCGCACCATAACCCCACCTACCCGCATCACCGAGCAGGACCTGGGGTGGGACTTCACCCCCACCCACGTGGACGTGCGCCCCGGCTCCGTCAGCAACCCTTCCCTGCTCACCTCCGGCGGAGGAGAGACTGACGCCGGAAGTCACACCACCGCCGCCTTCACCCCTACAGCCGACGCTTTGCTGGTGGTGGGGTGGACCGGCTCCGCAAGCCTGGCAGCCGGCCAGGCCACCTTCACCTACACTAACACCCACGCCGGAAGCGGCTCTTGGGCTGCGGTTGAAGCAACCGAAGCAACCAACGTAGCCGCACGTCATAGCCAGGCCCGCTGTCAAATGGGGGGCAGCCCCGGCAGCGGCACCATCACCAACACCTACAGTGTCAACCGTACTCGCGCGGCTTGGATTATAGCCGAGGCCACCGGCCACCACACCACGACGCCCCTGTCTGAGAGCAACACCGGGGCGGCAGCCACCGGCACCAGCCTGAGCGTCGCCCTGGCATCCGTGGCCGCAGGCAATCTAGCCATCGGAACTGTGTACGTGAGAGGAGCCAGCGCCATCACCGTAGGGGCCAACGAGACCGAGCTGGCGGAGGCCGTCTCCGGCACCACCGCAACAGTAGCTCGGACCCAGATGGAGTACGGCACCGACACCACCGTGAACTGGACTTGGGCCGGCAGCGGCGTGAACATCGGCGTCGCCATCGAGTACGCCCAGGCCGCCGGCGGCGCGGTCACCCGCAGCCAGGCCGTGATCATCGGATGAAAGCACACCTACGCCGCAGATACTACACCGGCCCCACCATCCGCATAGAAGACACCAAACAAATCCTCCTGCTAACCACCCGAGAGAAGCAGGCCCTGGACCTGCTCAGCCGCGGCTACTCCAACGCCGGCATCGCCAGAGAGCTGACCATCACCCGCAAATCAGTAGAAAACCTGATAATGACCCTCTACCAGCACATGGACATGACACCCTGCCCAAAACACCTCCACATCCGAGTCCGCCTGGCCCTCATCGCCCAAGGGATAGACCCCGATGCAACCTGAAATCCACCTCACCATGCAGCAGGCCCAGCGCCTGGTGAACAAATACTCCAACCTGGAGACCCGCATGGCCCGCCTGGAGGGCGCCACCCGCGTCTACGCCTGGCTCACCGCCGCCCTGCTCACCGCCCAACTCGGCTTCGTCGGCCTGGCCGCCGCCCTATGGTTGACAAAATGACAACCCGCCGCCACCCCCCCCCACGCTCCCGCGCCGTCCAGAGCCAGGAAGACCTGGGCCTGGACCTGGACCGCACCAGAAACAGCGCTCCCAAGATCGCGCTAGTCACCCTGGGCAACGTCACGACGCCCCAAACCCTTTTCACCCAGGGCGACAACGGCGCCCGTGGCCGCCTCATGACCGTGAGCTTCATAGACCCCGGCACCGCCATGGCCGCCCCCGCCATCATCGAGCTTTATTTCGGGGACGGCGGAACTGCCCCCGCCAACATCGACGCCGCTGGCGCAATCCCAGTAGACATCATCCGACTACCCATCAGCGGCCGGGTCTCCTCCAAAACCTGGCCCATCGGCGCCGGGCCCCGCGGTGGCTACACCGACTTCTTCTACGCCCGCTTCACCGCAGCTCCCGGCATAACCACCGCCCGGGCCATCGCCGAGTACACTCAGGAGAACTGAACATGGCAGAAAATCAACCCTACTGGGGCCGCACGCCCTACGCCAGCCTCGGCCACCTACGCGGCACCCCCTTCCTCACCGACAACCGCATCGCCCTGGGCAGCGCCACCACCGACGAAGAGCTCGGCCTCACCCTGCTCATGGCCGTCTCCGACTGGGTGGACGAGTATTGCAGCCGCCACTTCCACCCTCGCACCATGACCCTTTACTTCGACGGCGACGCCACCGGCCGCCTGCTCACCCCGGACCTGATCAGCGTCACCACCCTCAAGGAGGACGCCGACAAGGACCTCGCCTACGAGCTAACCTGGGCCGCCACCGACTACATGCTCACCCCCTACAACGCCCAACCCACCAAGCGCTGGGGCAAGCCCTACACCAGCATGCTCACCAGCCCCAACGGCAAATACAAAACCTTCCCCCAAGGGCTCAAGAACCTGGAGATCGCCGGCATCTGGGGTTACCGGGACGACGTGGAAGACATCAGCGCCAGCTACGATCTCACCGCCGACCCAGGCACCACCACCGAGAACATAGTCATAACCAGCGGCTCCGACCGCGTCGTCGAAGGCAACACCGTCCGCGTCGAAAACGAGCAGATGCTGGTCATCAACGTCACCACCGGAACCCCCAACACCCTCTTCGTCCGCCGGGGCATGAACGGCACCACCGCCGCGGCCCACGCCATCGGCACCAGAGTCAAGCTCCAGTGCGTGCCCCAACCCATCGCCATCGCCACCACCATCCAGGTCTGCCGGCTCTGGACCCGAGGCCCCGCCTTCGAACCGTTCTACGTCAGCCCAGAGCTTGACCCCGACGTAAAAGCCCTCCTTGACCCCTACCGGAGGATACCCGTATGAAGCTAACCTGGCCCCGCAATCCCCTCAAGGCCAGCCGCGCCGCCCAGACCGACGTGCAACCCCACCACACTACCCAAGGCATCGGCCAGGACTGGACCAACCCGCACCACGCCCAGTACATGGCCACTTCAATGCCCGTCTACACAGCAGTGCGCGTCCGCTCCAACGCCATCGCCCGCGTCCCCTGGGACCTCTCAACCCCCGGCCGCCGAGGCGAACGCATCCCCGTACCGACCACCCACCCAGCCAGCAAGCTCATGCTCAACCCGAACCCGTGGTTCCCCCCCGCCGCCCTGCGCCGGGCCACCGAAATCCACCTATGCCTCTGGGGCAAAGCCTTCTGGAGCATCGAGACCTCCGCCGCCACCGGCCTCACCGAGCTGTGGCCCCTGCGCCCCGACAAGATGACCGTGCTGCCCGGCAAGGGCCGAGGCCAACCCTACATCCGGGGCTACCTCTAC